GCGCGCGCTGATGGCCGACCACGCGAAGGCGTATGACTTCCGCGCGCGCGGCCCGTTCGAAGGGCAGTACGGCGCTTTTCTCCTCGAGTCGCCCGAGGCGGGCTGGCGGCTCGCGCTCATCTGCGACGACGGCACGCACGCCGAGGTGCCCGAGTCGCTCGGCTGGGAACACGTCAGCGTGCATGCGTTCCGCAGCGACGGGAAGCAGCGCACCCCGACGTGGAAGGAGATGAGCTACGTCAAGCGCCTGTGCTGGGACGCGGACGACTGCGTCGTGCAATACCATCCGCCGGAATCGGACTACGTGAACCTGCACCCGCACACGCTGCACCTCTGGTGCTCGCGCACGCAGGCCATGCCGCGGCCACCGGGCGCACCTGGTCGGGCCTCACGCCAGTTAACGGAATCACCGGTTATGCGACCTTGAGGGCTGCCAATGGGCTGGGGTCGTTTCGAGCGGCGAAGCAGTAGACGGGATAAGCCGTGCCCGGTAGCCCCAGCCCACCCGTCACAGTGGGGAAGCCAATGATCGACGCTGAAGCACTGCTAGTGCAGATGAAAGGCACGACGCTCAACTGGATGCTGGAAGCTCTTGAAACCTACGTTGAATGGAATGGCCCGTGCCATGACGAGGGCTGTCCAGCCGATGATACCTGCAACTGTTCCCAGAAGTGGGTCAACGACGGCGTAAATTCCGCGTGCCGGTTTCTTCGGGCACTGGAGAAGAGGACGTGATGCGACCTGAAGCCATCTGCCAGTGTGGCGAACTGTCGCGCCCACAAATCAACGTGCTCCCGAACCAGCCCGTGTATTGCAGCCGGTGCGGGTGCCGTGTGCCTGACCAGCCGCAGCCGCCGGGCGCCGCCGAGGACCGCGCCTGAGGATTCACGGTGATGCGACGTAAGTCTGCTGTCGAGACAATTGACCTGCCACACGAGTATGCGGCGTTCGCCGACGCGCGCACCGACGACCTCGTCCGCCGCTGTTGTGCGGACCCGAACATCATCGAGTCCATCGCGCGCAGTTGCTACCTGCAGGGCGTGTGGGACGGCGTGCAGGTCGCCATCGCGCATCCTGAACTGCTGACGGCGTTGCAGCCGCCGGGCGACGCCGATGACCGGCCCTGAGCGCGAGTCGCGTCTCCGCGCGATGTATTGCACCATGCGAACGCCTGAGTTGAAACTGCTGCAACAGGCCTTTCTCCTCGACCTGGAGCACGGCGCAGACCGAGAGTTCTGTCACAGCCGTCTCCGCTTGATCGATGCTGTGCTGTTCGAGCGCCGACAGACGGGCGCCGCCGATGACCGGCCCTAGGGCGTGAGAATCTGCCGGAGTAAATCTTCAAACGACCACCGCACGCTCGAGGCCTCCACGGTAAACCGCGGGATGAGGCCCTTGCGGATCCCGAGCTGGTCAATCGTCACGGACTGAATCACGTAATTGCCGCTAATGGACTGGGACGGCAGGTTGATATTCACCGTCGTGCCGCTGCGTGATTTCCGGTCCCGGCAGGCGTACCGGATCGTTTCGATCGGCCTCGAGAAGAGACGCAGGTCCGCCGTGCCGGCCGCGTTCGCCTCTTTGTAGCCCCACCGCGAATCACCGAAGGCGTACTCGTAAATCCCGGTGCCGCCGCCCTCGAGGGCGATCATCGCCTCCTGCGCCGGCACGTCGTTGACCGTCTCGAGCACGGTGGGCGCATCGCCGCGGGCCAGGGCCGCGGGCAGCGTGGTACCCGTGAGGAGCGGCGCCGCGATCACTTCGGCGCCGGCCTCGAGCGGCGACACGAGCGACCCAGGCCCTGACGCGGGAATGCCCGTGAGCGTGCTTCCACTGATGCCGGTGTAGCGAATCACCTGGCTGCCGCTCGTGACCCAGCCGCCGGCGGATCGGAACGGCGACGTACTCGCCACGTCGATCATCGTAGAGCCCGGCAACGCGCCGATCGTCGACACGGTGGGCGCCACGTCGCCGAGCTCTGTCTCCGCCAGGCTATCGAGATACCCGGTCGTGATGTTGTCTTTCAGCTCCGCCACGAAGCGGTAGACGCCAAACGAGTCGCGCCGGTAGAGGCGCCGGGCCGTGATACTCGCCGGGCCCGTGGGAATGGACGATAGTTGCACACTCGAGGCGCCGGCCGTGGGCACGAGCGGCGGGGCCGCGCCGAGCTCCGCATCGATCACACTATCGGTGAAGGCTGTGCTCGTGTTGTCGTGCAATTCGCCGACGAAGAAATACGCCGTGCCGCCGCCTGTTTTCGTCCGGTAGATTTTCCTGGCGAGGGTGCCGGCCGGGCCCACGTTCACTGTCAGCATCACGTTTTGTCCGCCGGCCGTGTTGACGAGCGGCACTGTTTCGCCGCCGAGCGCACTATCCGGTACGTTGTCGGTCCACGTCGTCGTGGTGTTCTCCGGCAATTCCACTAGCAGCTTGTATTCGCTGCCGCCGCCCACCGTGCGATAGAGGCGCCGGCCGAGGGTGCCGGTGGGCCCGACGGGTACGCCGATCGTGTGTTGCTCGCCGTTGAGATTCTGTGTCGGGGCCGCTTTCGTCAGCGCACTATCCGGAATCACATCGGTATGCGTCGTGGCCGTGTTGTTCGGAATCTCGGCCACGAGAAATAGATAGGTGCCACCGGCTTTCGTGCGGTAGATGCGCCGCGCCACGGTGCCGGCGGGGCCCGTCGTGAATGAGAGCGCCGCTTTCTTCCCCATCGTGCCGGCCGCGGCCGTGGCCTTGATGCCGGTTTGCTGCGTGAATTCGCGCGCGCCGCTGCCGGTGTACACATCGGCCATCCGATAGAACACGCCTGGGGAGCTGCCGGTATAGGAGCCGGACGAAAAGGCGATCCACCCGGTGGCATCCGACGGCATACCGGTGGGCGTGACGATCGGCGGGGCCCCGTGGTTTGTGTCCGTAGAGATCGAGCTCCATACGGACTCGCCCCACGGCGAGAGCCAGGCCACGCGCAGATCAATGCTGTTCGTCGTCCCGTCACCGGTAATCGAGGGCGCTTGCGCAGTCGTGGCCGTGATGGCCACCACGCCGGTCTGCGTACCGAGCGTTTCCCGTCCGTCTGCTGTCACGTACGCCACGGCCCAGCGGTACGTGCCGAGCAGCGGCCCATTATCCGGTGTGCTCGAGACGGTGGGGGCGGCCGGGGCCGTGAGCGCCGAGGCCGGCCGGGTGCCGTTCGTGCTCCCGGTCGTTTCCCCGTACTGCGTGAGGAACGTACACCGGTAGTTGTAGAGGCCAATCAAATAGCCGATGCCGCTGGCCAGGTTGACGGTGGGCGCACTCGGCGGACTCACGGCGGCCGGGCTGATGGGACTCGAGACCGGGCTGACGAGCGTTTCCCCTTGCGCCGTTTGGTACGTCGTGACGTATTGCAGATTGGTGCCGACGATGCGGCCGAGGCCCGCCGCAAACATCACAGTGGGGCCGACTACCGGCGGCGGGACGTTGGCGCCCGTGACGCTATTCGACGTGGGACTCGGCGCCGTTTCCCCGCTCGAATTCTTGAACGTGACCACGTAATCGGTGTTGCCGACGATGCCGCCGATCGTGCTCGAGAGGGCCGCCGTCGGCCCCGTGCTCGCCGTGTTCGTCATGCCGCGCACCGTCGAGCCGCTCCCGCCGACATACACGCCGGTGTGCGGAATCCGAATCGTGGCTACCGTGGCCACGCCGGCCCCGTCCGGCCGGAACGCGGACACGTCCTCGAGGGGAATCGTCGACACGCCGGCCGGTACATCGGTGAGCGTTTGACTTGAGGCCCCCGACACGAGCACGCGCGTGCGCGTCTGGCTCATGTCGGTCTGCTTCGTGACGGGCGGATCCTTCAGCAGCGTACTCGAGGGCGTGATCGGATCGGGGGCCCCGGTGAGCTCCGTCAGAAACGCGTGAATGTCTTTCCCGTAGTCGACATACCAGTACCCGCCCACCGTCTGCATGATGCGCTTGAGGCACTGGCCCACGGGCTCATGGAGAAATTGGATGCCGCCCGTCACGGTGGGCAGACCGGCCGCCACGTTGCCCGTCGTGAAGCCGGGCGCGTACGTGGAAATGAGCGCGTTGATAATCGCCGTGGCGGATTGTTCGGAGAAATCCGTCAGCACCACGTACCGGTTGAGCGTGCGCCACCAATCGATACAGGACACGCGCCAGGCGAGATTGACGGGCGCGAGCTCATACGCCTGTTCGACGCCATCGATCGTACCGGCGAAAATCAGATCGGCCGTAGCCGTCCCGCCGAGGCCGACCTGCACGACGGCGCCGATCGGCGGGGCCGTGCCGTCGATCGTGAACGTGCAGGTATTCGGCGCATCGTTGAGATTATCGTGAATCAGGAAACCACTGATGCGCGGGAACACGTTCACGCCGTTAATGAGAATGAAGCCCTTCGTGACGTCCGTGGTCGTGAACGACCACACCACGCCGGCCGTCGTGCCGCCGCTGTTCTTGGCAACGACCTTCCAGTAATAGAGCGTGCCGCCACCGAGGCCGGCCGGCGGCGTGTATGTCGTGCCGGTGATGTTGGAAGCGTAGAGCGGCGGATTCGGCAGCGTGCCGACATACAGATCGTAGGCCGTGGCATTGCTCGCCACGTTCCACGAAAAGGTCACGCTGAGCGAGACATCGACCGCGCCGTTCGGCGGAGTGAGATACGTGGGGACTCCCAGCACCCACGTCGTGAACGTCCATTGCGGCCCGGAGGTACTGCCGGCATTGTTCACGGCCGCCACGCGCCAGATGTAGACCGTGTTATTGGCGAGCGGCGGGCTCACCGGCAGCGTCGTGGACGGATGGCCGGCGATGACTTGCGGAGGCGGGCCGGGGGCCGGCCCAAAGAAAACGGTATACGTTAACCCCGGTTCCGGCTGGGGATGGGTCCACCCGAGCGAGAACGTATTCGGGACGCCCTGCTCATTGTTCGAGGGATACGGATTTCCCGGCGGGAGTGGTGATTGTGCGGTAAACGTCCAGATGGGGCCGGAGGTCGTGCCGAAATCGTTGCGGGCAACAATCTGCCAGTAGTACTGGACGGTCGGACTCAGCGGCGGGAGGTTGTAACTCGTCCCCGTTTGTGCGCTCGATACCAGCGGGGGTGTCGTGGACGTACCGAAATAGACATCAAAGTTTTTAGTCCCTGCGCCGGCCGTCCATTGCAGCAGGTACGGCCCCAGGTTGGCGCCATTGGCCGGCACCGGGGCACTGGGCGCAACGGGTGGGGCGAGAATCGCATTGAGCCGGAAGGCGTCGAGCCGGCCCTGATTCAGCCGGCAACTGGTGAGGGCGATTTGACCAGGCCCCAGAGGCATCGGCGCCTCCTAGGCTGTCGTGGCCTCGACGAGACTGCAGGAGTCATCGATCAATCCGTAGGGCCGCGTCGGCGACAAGTCATACTGATTGGCCACTTCGGCCCAACACGCGGCCCGGTGTTTCCGGGCGAGCTCCAGCCGCGCCTGGGCGAGCGTGGCCATCGCCTGCGCGGCCTCGAGCTCCGCGGACAGGGCCCGCAATTTCCAGTAGAGCACCGGATCGATCGCCGTCGTGGTCATCACACATCCGCGCCGCTGAGCGCATTCCAGAAGGTGGCAATCTGCGAGAGGATGGCGGCATCGGTGGCGGTCGTGACCGGCCCGGCATCCTCCATCGTCACCGTGCCGATCAAGTTGGGCCCCCCCACAATCGTCACGGCCGCTTGCGGAGCGACCGCCGTGGGATTGTTGAGCACCACGCCGGCGTAGGCGTCCCGTTCGGCGTGGCCCGGCGTGGTGTCGGGTTCGCCATGCACCACTCGCGCCTGCTGGGCCAGCAGGTACGCCAGGCGTGTGAGAAAGCTCGCATCCTTCGCCAACTGCATCTGGAGATAGGACTCAGACATCATGGCCGGTTGCCTTCCTCGAGGGCCCGCACGCGGGCGGCTAATTCTTGAATCGCGGCGATGACTGGGGCCGTAAACGCCGCATAGTTCGTCCCGTACCCGTCGGTGTCGTTCCCGTACACAAAGTCGTTGGCCCCCAACGTCAAGAGATCCTGTGCCACGAGGCCGTAGTGGACGCGTTGCGTATCGTTGCCGGTGCGCCAGCGGTAGCGCACGGGCCGCAACGCTTCGACAAACGCCAGGCCGCGATCGGTGGCGGCGATGTCGGTTTTCTGTCGGCCGTCGGACGTGTTGATCGTGCCGCTGGCGGCATACACGACGGCCCATCGGTGGCTCGTGTTCCCCAGGCTGTACGTCGCGTCCGAGTGCGGCACGAGATAGCCCGCTTGCGGCCAGATGTACAGATTGCCCTGGCATCCGAACACGCCATCGGAGGCACTGCCGGTGCCCGTGGCCGCCCGGGCGCCGAGAAACATGTTCTGCGTGCCGTTGTTGCTCGTTCGAATGACGGCCCCGTTCACGTGCGTCGAGTTGAACGTCCAGGCAATATCGATACTGCTGTTGAATTGCGCCGCGCCATTCCCGTCGATCGTCTGCAAGTCACTGCTGGAACTGTTCTTCAGCCGGTAATAACTCGAGCCCGATCCGAATTGTTGATCGATGCCGCCCGGATTTGTCCCGTTCGAATTCCCGAACGCGGCGATGATCGCCCCTGTGCCGATCCCCGTCCCGCCAAAGATTCTGGCCTGCCCCGTCGCGACACTCCGCGCCAGACCGTAGTCCCCGGTAAAGATGATGTTCTGCCCGAGCGCAGACAGGTTCGGAATCGTCGCGAGGACGACATCGGTCGGATCGAGAATCACGCCGGCAATCTGCGCCTTGTTCCACGGCGTCCCCGTCGTGCCGCTGCCGTCATCATCAATCAACGCGTTAAAGGGCGTCCGGTCAATCGGCATACGGCCTCTACGAGCTGGGATGGTACTGGTGGCGCAGTGTCGGGCCGAGCGCCCGGTTGATCGTCTGCCGCAGCGAATCGAGCGCACTCGGATCCGTGCTCATCAGCATGCCGCTCATGTTGATCGTGACGGGGGCCGCGCCGGCGGTGGACGGGAATCCAATCATCGGCGTTTGCTGGCCGCCCTCGCCGAACATCATGAGATTGCCGGGGGCCGCCGGGGCGTTGACTTTGCCCGTCGCCGGATCGAACGTCACCACGTTTTGATTGAGCGGTTGCGAGACGCCGACGAAATCCTGATACTTCGTCGCCTCGAGCGCCTTGAGGGCTTCGGTGGCCTGGCGGTGCGCCTCGACCTCGGCACGCAGCATCGCGGCGTCGTTCTCCATCCAGCGGATCCCCTGCTCATTCTGATAGTCACGCCACGCCTTTTCGTCCTTCGCTTGCTGCTCGAGGGCGCGGGCGTGATCGGCAATCAGCCGTTCGTTGACGTAATTCTCAAACGCGCGATTCGCTTCGTTCGATTGCCGCGTGATGGCATCCTGCGTGGCCGTCCGTTCCTTGAACCGGGTCAGAAAGCGTTGTTGCAGCGCATCGGCGGCATCGGCCGCGCGTTCCTCATACCGCGCCAGGTCCGCCGCTTGCACGGCCGCGATGCGTGCGGCCTCGGCGTTGAGCTGCATGGCCACCGTAAGGTCGGTAATCTTCACGCCACTCCACGCCGTGGCCCGTGCGAGCTCGTCTTGGGCGGTACTGGCCACCTTCGTGCCCTGCGTCCAGCCAGCCGTTTGATACACGATGTCCGTGAGCTTCTCGTCCAGAGACGTATAGTCGCGCACGACTTCCGCCACCTTGAGCGTGGCGAACGCGGCCCCCACGGCGAGGGCCGCCGGGCCGAGGGTCGTCATCGCCTGACTGGTCGTCGTGATGATCGCCCCGAGCTCGTTGAACGCGCCGGCGAGCGGGCCCAAGCGCACGCCGGCCAGGGCCGCGATGCGATCGATACTCTGGAGACTCGTGCCGAGCGTGGTAAACGCACTCGTCGCCTTGATGGCGCCGGCCTCGAATTTCGCGAGCTCTGCGGCCGACACTTTCACCGCCTTGTCGAAATCGGAGAAATCGGCGGCGAGCGATCCCGTGATCGGCATCAGTGATCACCGGCCCCGGGTGTCGGCGGCGAGGAGCTCATCGACGAGGATGGCGTAGACATCGGCATCCAATTGGCCGACCCATTCGTACCGCCATCCGCAGCGGATCGCGATGGCGAGATCGCTGACGATGGCGGCCCGGACATCAGGGTTTTTTTTTCGGCCTCCCGCTCTGCGTCCATGTCCGCCTGGTGACGGGTGATCGCGTGCATGATCTCGAGGAACCTGGGATAGCCGAGCGCATTGAGCGTGGCCGTGAGTTGGTCGGCCGGCAGGCCACGAATGATCACTGGCTTGCCCTCGGCATCCGTCAACGACCAATCCACCAGATAGGCGAGGATCGGCGCGAGATCCATTTGCAGCGGATCGAGCTCTGCGGCTTCGCCGGCCCGTACGCGTTTGTACATCCGGGCGTAGAGCTGCCGCTGCTCGCCGGCGTTGAGTCGTTTCTTGACGAGGATCCAGTTATCCTCGGACAGACTCACGCGTACCGTTTCCGGGCTGACAAACCACGATCCCATACTGCTCCGGTGGCCCCAACCGGGCCGAGAGGTGGCCGCCGACAATCGTGTGCTCGAGCACGGGGAACGCGAGATCCCCGAACGGTTTCGTTGGCACAATAAACCGCAGCGGCCGCCGCGAGAGATTGAAGGCATCCGCCATCACGACGGCGCCGCGGACCTTCCACGTGTCGCCCTGGCCCGTCAGCGTGTAGCCGTTGATTGCCGCGGCCACGTAATAGCCCCACTCGAGCCGGGCCACGACGCCCTTCCACGTCACCACGTCACGTCGTCTCGAGCGTAAAATCTCCGGCCGCCGCCCAATTGCCGCTGATACTCACGGCCCCATCGGCCGCGCATTCGATCGACGCATCGAGATAGGCCAGGCCGGTAAAGAGGAACGTGGGATCGGTGATGGACGGGATGAGCTCGAGCGTGACCGGCGTGGTCCCTTGCGCTACGGAGAACAGTTGCGGCGAGCTGGCCGAATTCCACCAGCCCCCGTACGTCCCGGTGGCATCGGGAAGGCCCAACACGTATTGAATGTTGGCATCGCCAAACGCCGTTACCGGGACCCGCTCTCGCGACATTTCGAGTGTCCAGGCGTTCAGGTCGGCCACCACCACCGTCGTGGAGCCGCCGGCCGGATCCATTTTGATCTGGCCCGTTGATCCGTGTCTGCGTCCGGCCATCGTTGCCTCCGTTTACGTACTCATCACCACGCGGTAGTGCCCGCCGCGGTGGAACCAGCGGATCGTGGCGTCCACGTCGTCGACTTCAATGAAGCGGATCCGCGCCTCTCGGTACATGGCCATCGGCGAGTACCCGGTGGCCGTCAACGCCTGGTGATCGAGCAAGGCATCAATCCGCGCCGCGGCCGCCTTGATATTCGGATTCGCACTCGAGAGCCCCACCGCTTTCACGAGATACAGCCCATCCTCGTGTGAGCGCGCGTTGAAGCTGAAGGCGTCCGCTTCGCTGAGCAAGGACACGAGCACGTACCGCTGACTGTTCGGCGGGGCCTCGTCCATGAACACGCCATTCGGCAAGAGGCCTGTCAGCGTGGCATCGCCGGCCAGCTTCGCGACGAGGGCGGCGTCAATGTCGCTACTGTCCGGCATCGCCTGATACTCGCAATCCGTGCCGCTCGAGCATTGCCCGCAGGGCCGCGTACATCTGGACGCGGGCCCTCTGCATTTCCGGAATGAACACTTTCACCGGCGGCGTCCGGCCCCACATCCGGCCCGTGCCGTGCGGGGCGCCGCGTTTCGAGGTGTAGTGCCGCGCCTCCGTGCCATATTCGAACAAGTGGGCATGGGGCGCATGCGCCGTCACCTTTGATCGGGCCGAGAGTGCCGAGGCCTCATGCACCACGTCCACCGACTCTTGGAGGTTGCCCGTCACCCGGTGTCGCCCGTAGCCGGTGCGGATCGCCACGGCCGCGGCGTTGCCGTGGTCCTCGATAATGTGCCCGCCCTCGCCGGCGAGCGCCATCGGCAGGCGCATGAGATCCCGCCGCAATTCCGTGAGGCCGTGGAATGCCAGCTGTAATCTCATGGCGCCGTCTGTTCCTCGCAGACGAGTTCGAGCGTGATGTTGCGTTCCTCGAGGTTGCGCACACTCGTCACATGCAGCGTGCGGCCGCGGAACGTGAGTTGCGTCTCCGTCGTGATGTCGGGCCGCCAGCGGCCGCGCACGATGTGACTGGCCGTCGTGATCACCGTGCCGGCCGATACCTGCTCGAGCTCACGTTGAGTCGCCGGATCGATCGAGCAATGCCACGTGGGCGGATCGAGTGGCGCCGGGCCGATGGTGTACCCCCCGTCACCATCGGGCACCGGCGCCCCGAGGCCGGCCAGCGTCACGACATGCCGATAGGCCCCGATCGTCATGCGATCACCGGATCGCGTATCCGCATCAACAGTCGGCGGATCGCGTCCCACACGGCCTCGTCGACGGCATCGGGGGCCAGGTCCTCGCCGCGATGTTCGTAGAGCTGCGCCGTGAGGAGCAGAATCGCGGCCTGCACGCGGCCCGGTACCGTCGTCTCATCCCACGCCGGATCGGCCTTCGGGCCGAGATAATCCACGATGGCGTCCGTGGCCTGGTCCGCTTTCATCTGGACGTCCACGTCGTGATCGCTGTCCGTGATCCGGAGATGGGTCTTGGCCGTGGCGAGCGTGACGAGGGCGGCCATTATTTCGGATCCTTCCCGTCCCGGCCATCGCGGCCGCGCATCACCATCAGTTGCCACGCCGCGGCCGCTTCGCCGGGCCGGGTGCCGGTAGTCGTCAGGCAACACCAGGCCGAGCGTTGATGCGTTACCACGTCGCCGGCATCATAGGTCCGGCCCTCGGTGTACGTGCCGCGGTAGAGCACCACGGGCAGCCGAAAACTGCGTTCCTCGAGGCGTTCCGCCGAGGCCCAGCGCAACGTAAACGTCCGTTCCCCGTCGTACGCCACGTCAAACTCTTTCACGCCGAGACCATCCACGCCGGGCGGCCCGGACGGCCCCGGCACGGGCGCGCGTGTCTCGAGCACGGCCACCCGCTCCCGCACCATGGCGAGCGTGCCGGCGAGCTCCGCGGCCGTGGCCTCGAGCCGGAGCCGGGCCTCATCGGCGGCCGCCACGCGCAGGCCGAGCGGCGCCAGGGCGGCCCGCATCGCGCGCGCCACGGCCTCGGCCAACACGTCAGGCCGCATGCTCGAGCGCCTCCAGGGCGTTCGTCAGCAGGCCGGCAAACGCGGCCGCCTCGAGCTCGTCCGATTCGTCGTCATCGGGCATCGGCGCCGGGGGCATGGCCGGTGTCGGTTTGCTGAACGGTTGATCCGCGTCCCGTTCGGACAGTGCCTCGAGCGAGTAGTACTGCTGCTGCATGTATGGCGACTCGCCACCGGGCACCGGGCCGAGGTTGAAATACCGCTGTCGCGCCTCGTTCGGCGACACGCAGCCGGAGGCCACGCCATCGGCCGCCGCTTTCGTCGACGTCGCGGTATCCATGCGCAACAAATCGGTCAAATCGAATTCGGTGCCGAAGGGTTTGGGGAGCTCGAGGCCTTCATCCAGGCAGAGCTCGATATTCTCAATCAGCGATTGCAGGCAGTCGGCGTAGTACTGCTGATTGAGGGATTCGATGTTGTTGTACGTGGGCAGCGGCCCGATGCCGACCTTGTAGGCCGGCATGTGGAAGGTGGTACACACCGTGAGCCCGGTCCAGTTCAGTTGTTCGATCAACTGCGCATCCACCGGGCGCATCGTCAGCGGTTCGTACTTCAGGCCGCCGGCGAGCACGGCAATCTGGCCGGCGTTGTCGCCGGTGAAGCCCGCGGTCCAGTCCGCCTTGAGCTTGTCGGCCTGTTCCTTTTTGATTTCGCCGGGGGCCGTCAGGATGCCGGACGGTTGCGCCCCGTTCGCGAAAAATTTGCTCGAGGCGTTCTGAATGTTGAGGCCCTGCATCGCCGCCAGGCCGCACGCGAAGATTGGCGACACGCCAATCAGCGGATGAAACAGCGGCACCATCAAATCGTGGATGATGTCGCGCGCCGGCACCGTGACCGGTTCTTGCGCCGGCAGGCTCGAGAGGTCGTCTCGATCGAGGCGATAGAACACCGCCCCGTCCTCCGACACCAACACTTGCACCCGCAACGGGTGGAGCGGATAGAGCGCCGTCACCACGCCGCGATCGTCCCGCTGCTTCAGGATGTAGGCGTTGCCGTATAGCAGCTTGGACACGATCCACGATTCGAAAAACGTGATGCGCGTTTGATAGCGATTCGGTTTTCGGAGCACTGGCGAAAACGCGGGGGATTGCGTTTCCGTCCAGATGCCGTACTGATCCTGCGCGACGAGGCGCAGCCGGAGCTTGCCGATATCGGAGGCAATCAGTGTGACGCAGGCGTAGACGGCGGAATAGGCCGTGACGGACTCGAGCGGCAGGGATTGATTGAGTTGCCAGGCGCCGGTGAACGGCTCACGGACAATCAGCGGCCACCACCCACCCCGGCCGCTGAGTGGCCGAAGTGGGGGCAGCAACGCCTTAACCCGTTCGACGAGGTACTGGCCGATCGTCACGGGCCAACAGTGAAACGGGCCGGATACGTGGCGCCCGTCAGGTACATGACGGCATTGGCGTGTACGCGTTTCCAGTTAATGAATCGCTCGGCCCGCAATCCCACAGAATTCGTTTGCCAGAGACTCACGTACACGGTGGTGGCATCCGCAGGCGAAACCGGTGCGCTGTCCATTTGTAACGAGGCCTCGGCCGACATGTCGATGCTCACGCCTCCATCGTCCGCGTAGAGAATGCGCGACGGTTGGAGGGCGATCACATTGGTGCCGGCCGCTTGACTCGTCACGACATTGATGCCCATGAACGATCCGCCGTTCACGGTGACACCGGGGAAGGCCGGCGATCCATCCGAGTTCTTCTGGAACGACAACGCCAGCGCGTTCGCCTCGGACATGATGATCGTGGCGCCGGCCGTCGGAATACCCGCAGCCGCAAAGCTCGAGATGAGCGCCAGGATGTCGGCAAGCGGATCCGTGGTGGCAGCTGCCGTGGGCGCACCATTGGTAATCGAGGCCGGATTGACGCCGGCCACTGCGGCCACGGCCGGATCAATAAATTGCTGATCCAAGAACTGGGCGATCCCGGCGATCATGTCGTCACGACACAATTGCTCCGCGGAGGGATTCGACAACCGCATGAGTTCTTGCGTCAGCACGATGATGCCCGCAGCCTTCGTCACGCCTAGCGTTTCACTCGAGAATGCGAGCTTGGTTACGGGCTTGGGTTTGGTCTCGCCGACCCACCCGTACGTGCCGCCGGCCGTCTGGCTCGGCACCTTGACATTGAAGGGCACGGTTCGCAGGCCGGGAATCCGACCCAGGATCGTTTTCGGGCGCAGGAGCTCGAGAAAATCAGCCGAGATGATCGGGTTGACGAGCGGTCCCGCCCAATCGGCGCCCGTGGTCGTACCGGGAGCGACGGCGGCTTTCAGCTCTAAGGCGACTTCCGGCGTACTGGACTCCCACCGCTGTCGTGCGTATTCGGCCGCTTCGAGGCGATTGCCCCGGCACGTCACGAGTGCGCCCGCATAACGGGCCATCCGAATCCCCGGATCCACGGTCGCTCTGACGGAAATCACCGAGCCGCCACGAACCACGGCTGCGGCCGTGGAACTTGTGCCCGCTGTAGACGTGATCGGTGTGGCAGTCGCCGCTTGAAGCGTTTCGAATTCTTTCAGCCGGGCGACGTGCGTGTTGAGGTTGGTGACTTCCGTTTTCAGCGTCTCGTATTCCTCGGCTTGCGGGCCATCGAGTGTGGCGGCATCCTTGGCCGCGGCGGCCATGATCTCCGTCATCCGGGTTTGTTTGACGGCGCGGGTGTTTTCAAATTGCGTGATTTGTTCGGCCGTGGTCATACGGCCTCCGTTCATGCGCGGGCCCGTGATGCCGGGCGAGTGAAGGCCTGACGCGGCCAGGTCGAACGCTTTCACGAGGCGAATCGTGGCCTGTTGATTCGCCGGAATCGTGACGAGCGACACTTCCAAGATTTCCGTCTTGGAAAACTTGATGGTGCCATTTTTCAGAAATTCAATCGCATCCCCAATCACGCGCCAGCCGATCGAGGCGCCGGTAATCAGGCCGGCCGCCACCGATTGCCACGCCTCATCCACCCGATCCTTGACGCGGCCCGGCGTCTCGAGCACGGGCAACGTGGCTTCGAATGTGATGTCCCCGTTCTGCTTTTTCAGCGTGACGGAGCCCACCGGCTGCGTTTGATCGTGGTGGAGCAGGAGCGGTACGGGATTCGTGAACGTGACGCCGGCGGGATCGATGATGTGATCCTGGCGATCGAGGTCGGGTGTGGAAGCGATCCCGTGAATCGTCCGCGTGGCCGCGTCCACGGCCTTGACGTTCAGCAGCATGTAGGCGTCTTGCCGCATGCCGCGATACGTTGCGACTGCAACCGGGCCGCTGTCGAGTTTTTAGATATTTATTTGCCGAGCTGTTGCCGAATCACTTCCGGCACCGACACGCCTTGCTGGCGGGCTTTCTCGCAGTACACGTCGAATTGCCGTGATGGCAGCGTCACACAGACATGGACGGACGTGTCCCGCACATCCACCGGCGGCCGGCCGGGGCGGCGCGGGGCCTCGTCGTCTTTCATCGGCCGAGAAAGACTAACGAATACGACGGGGGCTCCGCCGGCGTCAAGGCGCCGGCCGCTACGGCATGCGTCCGGGCCACCCAGGACAACACGGCCGCCATGGCCAGATCGATCTTGTGCGGCGAGTCCGGGCGGTCCTTCTGAATCAACCAACACGGGGCCCCGTCATCGTCCCGTTCCCCGGGCAAGTCCCGGCGCCGGCTGTTCCCGATATGCCGCGTGAGCCGGGGATCGCCATCGTGCGAGAGACTGCCATCCGCGATGGCGCTCTTGAATTGCTTGAGAGCCGCCGTCATCGGCCGCCGACGATTCGTCCACCATTCCACGATGCGTTCTGGGCCGAGCGTGGGATCGCCGGCCCAGAGCGCCAGCCACGATTGCCAGTACGGCGGATCGGCGTAGAGCCGCCAGACGGTGTACTCGCGGAACAGGCCGCGTACCACCTGATCGACGTCCTCGGCCGGCACCTGCCAGTTCTGTCGGTTCGGTGGACATTCCCACAAGCCGGCCACCCACTGATAGCCGGTCGGGACATGCGTGCAGACCAGGCCGGTGGCATCGTGGAACATCGCGCCATCCATGCCGATCGTGATGACGTCGCCGGGCCGGACGGGATTCGTCGCCGTGGCGAGCGAGTCCCACTGCATCACGTCGAACGCCTGCGAGCCGCCGCGCACCAGGCGATTGAGCCACACTCGCTCGAGGTACGCCGTATCCGCATCCGGATCCTGCCACTCGGCGGCAATCGACTCGATATCCGACCACTCGGCCGCCGCGCCGGAGGCTTCGACAATCGCCGCGCGTAATCCGTCCGGCGTGCTCACGTCATGCGCCGGGCCGGCCTCCCGGTGGAAGTAGAACAACCGGGCATCCTGCACCGTGCCGGCGTCGACCGCGCGCGCGTAGTCCATCGTGGCCTCTGCCACCGAGCCCGTCCCCGGCTCCGGCGCCGTCGTCGTCTCGAGCGTCCAGGCATCGGCGCCTCGGCGTTTCGGGATGTTGGCCAGCATCGTCCGATGCGCCCGTTGCAGCCGCGGCAACGTGAACCGGTGCGTTTCGTCGAAGTGTTGAAACGTGGTGCGCGCGCCGTCCCGCGCATCCGGCGCCGCGGCCAATGCCACGGCCTTCCCACCGCCGCGTTTTCTCAGGATGCGCTCGAGGCCGATATCGAAATCGTCGGCCAGCGTGGAGAGCTCGAGAATCACGCGTAACGCCGTGTACGCCAAATCGTCTGATTGTTCGGCCGTGTAGGCCACGAGCGGAATGTACGGATCGGTGACCGGGCCGCCGATGGGCTCGCCACCTGGCGTCCAGCCCACGCAGCGGACCGGCGCGTCCGGGTGGAGTTCACACGCCGCAATCCAGGCCGCGAGCTCCGTCTTGGCCGTGCCCTTTCGCAACGAGAGCCCCACGCGTTTGAAGCGTCGACGGCCGGCCCGTGGATGGCCCTGCGGAAACACTTCGTACATGCGGTAGATGAGCGCCTGTTTCTCGGCATCGAGCTGCACCGGTTGCCCGCGCAAATCGCCGGGGCCGAAGACCAAATTCTGTTCAATGAAATCGCAGACTTGCGGGCCGAGCGTGGGAAAGAGCGCTGCGTCTCGAGGGACCGTGAGAATCATTGAATCAACACGTTTCTCGGATCGAGCCGGGTTGAGGGGATCACCGGTTTGCGTGATTCCACTGGAGCGGCCGCCGGCGTCGGGTCCGCATCGGTCTGCCGCGCAATCAATCGCAACTGTTTCACGATGCCTTGAAACCGCGCGATCGCGGTGAGCCGGCAGGCCGTGGTTTCGGTCGTATCGTGGGCGAGCGCCAGGGCCGTTTCTCCAAGCCTGACGAGCTCGTCATCAGAGGCATCGAGCGCAAACGTAGCCCGCACGGCTGCGCCCCACGTGGCCGGCTGCGGCGTGTCGTCCGTTGGGAGGACCGTGACGGCCGATCGATCCGGCGCTGTCCACCGTGTGTCTCGGAGCTTGCCCGCCGCCATCCACCGCTGCACCGTGCTCCGATTCACATCCAACCGCGTCGCGATCTGGAGCGGCGTCAATCCGAGCTCCGCGAGCCGCCGCGCTTCTTGCGCGACGTGCGTCCAGCGCCGTGTGCGTTGCATGGTTGGCCTCGTGCAGGTCCGTGTAACCGCGTCAGATGTCAAGGAGTTACGGCGTGCATTCCTTATGCAGCCTGAAAAAGTTGACGCCGCAGGCCGGTTTCCCGACCTTCACTTGCAGACTTTTCGTGGCCCCCCACCTCACGTCAAATCTCATGCCAACGTCCAACATCGCAGACATCACTCTGTCCAACGGGCGAGGTATCGAGCATCATCGCTTGTTCGTTTCCGTTCATGATGCGCCGCGCTTTGCGAATCAACGCGAGATAGTCCGCCAAGTAATTCACTTCGCCTTGAGGCACATGCATCAATGATGGGTAGCCATGCCGAAGAAAGCTCTTGCCACACGATGCCGAACAGAATTGCTTGAATTGCTTCTTGCTCTGGAGCTTGAACGACCATCGGCCACAATTCGGACAACACCTGAAATCCAACACAGATTTCCAACGCTGCCAGCTTTGTGCTTTCCATCGACATGTCGAAGAACAACACCCTCCTAATCGTCCTTTTGGTGAAGGCGTATAGACAGCGCCACATTGTTCGCAAGTACGATCTGACCGAACGGGCCGAGGCTTCGGAGGTTTCGGAGTACGGCGCGGGAGTGGATGGCGTGTCTCGTCAGGATGGGAATCCTTCCAATGGGCAAATGCGCAGGCCCGACTGCAATAGTGAAAGGCATCATGCTTGCCACGAAAGCGGCGCACCACTGTTTCGCCACATCCGCGACAGACCAGTGAGCGCAGGGAGGCCATGCTACTTCGCCACCTTGAGTTGCTCAGACAAAGTGACAATTTCAGCCGATTCCGGTAACAGCCCTGCTGACTTCGCAATCTCGAGGGTCTGTTGACCAGAGATGCCCGTTTGCCGAGCGGCCATCAGCATCATGCTAATCATGTTGTTGTGACTTGCACGCCACCGCGCGTAGGCACCCACGGCACCGCAGGCAATCTGCACGCGGCGATACCGTTCCGGATCCTTCCCGCGATACGTCTCGAGGAATTCGCGAATCTCTTTTGCACCGGCTAAGGCCGCTTGGGCCAGGGCTTCATTCAGGACGTCGAATGTCGTTGCACTTGTTCGTGGCATCGTTGCACCTCCAATTCCTGGAGTTCACGGCCGTCTATCAGAAAGTGCCTGAAGGCTTCATCGGATTCGTGGAGGAACTGCCGGGCGCCAATACCCAGGGCCGTACGCTCGAGGAGACCCGCGCGAATCTGCGTGAGGCCGCCGACCTGGTGCTCGAGGCGAACCGCGAGGCGGCCCAGGCTGCCCAGGGCGACGTCATCCGCTAGCCGCTTAATCATTCGGATCGTCGCGTTGCGTGATGATGAACACGGCCCATCCGATCATCATGACGATCAGGAGGACGAAGACGAGGGCGAGAAGAATCTCGCGCAGCGTCCAGGCGTGAGGCGTCACGGTACGAGTTCCGCCAGCACCCACAACGCCAGGCCCAGCGGCGTGAGCTGGACGCGGGACGCCACGCCGGCGGCCGCCATGACGAAACAGACGAGGGCAAGAATCCGCAGGATGAGCGCAATCATCGGCGTGTCCTTCCTCGCGCCGCTTCTGCCTGGCTCTTGACGTCGTGACACGCCTTGCAGAGCGGTTGCGTGTTGGCTTCGGTATCGGGGCCGCCTTCGGCGAGCGGCACCAGATGGTCGGCAATGGTGGCGATCGTGACACGGCCAGCCTCGAGGCACAGGACACACAGCGGCTGCTGGTCGAACAACCGGGCGCGTCTGGCCTGTAGTTGACGGCCACGGATACGAACGGGGGCGGGACGTGCGGGCCGATGCCAGGCCGGCCGGTTCGGTCGGACACCATGCACCGGACACGGCTGCAACTGGGGACAGCGAGGCATGGCGCACGGTCGAGCTGGAGCGGTCGGCATATGTCCTACCCTAGCTCGTCCATTTCCGCACTCGGCGGGAGACGTTCGAGCAACACGGCAGAGACAGAAGACCATTCCCGAGGTCGGAGCACCTTTTGCGCCTCTCGGACCGCACGCGCGAAGCATGTGGCCGGTCCAGAAGCCGCAACCGTCCCTCTGTGAGTCAACGGGGCTCGGGTGTCGAATTCGAACGTGACGGCGTACCGCACGGTCATCAGAACAAGCCTTGCTGCTGAAACGGATTCGTCTCGACGACAGGTGCGATGGCATCCGGCTGCCAGATTTCAATCCGGGCCTCGGCGCGGCCGTCGGTGTAGACCTTCCACAAATCCCAATGGACGATCTGCGCATCAGACGCGAGGACGACATGCTCGAGCGAATCCCCGACAGCTCGCGCGAGCTTGTCAAGGTCGGGCGTCACCGTCGGAAACACGCGGCGCTTCGGGACGCTCGCCGGTTTCGGCATCGCGAACCGGACCCGCACGGCCACGGGACCACGCAGCAACCCAGGATGTAGTCCCGTCACTTGCGCCTGCAACGCCGCCCGAATGTCCGCGCGCCAGGCCATCAACCGCTGCTGATTGCTGTAGCGCACGCCGCCGCGGCCATTGTTCGTCAGCGAGCCCTGCGGCGTTGCGTCGCCGTACACGGTGAACGCGCAGACGAGCGCCATCATCAGGGCACCGGGATCTTGTCGGCGATCCAGCCGGCCTGACTCGACCAGAGCGGCCGCCACGGATCGACGTTGACTTGGTAGATCACCAAGTTGCCATCGTTGTGCAGACGCGTCTCAACCTCCCCCTCTTTCGTGACCAAATAGCCCGCCGCGCCGGGCTCCATGGGCGGTGGGGGACCGACCGGGCCGGTGATGTTCGGCGCGAAGAAGTCCACCGTCGACCAAATGCCGACCGCAGACACAAAGAGCGCCTTGACCTCGTCGCCATCCTGCGCGTCAATCGTCGCCTGCGGTTGCAGGCAGAACCGGATGCAGGGCACGCGCTGACCGGCCGGCCAGCCGGGCGGTTCTTCGTTGACGAAGTCAATCGCCCAGTTCAGCGACCGGCGCGGGTAGTCCTGATCGTTCGGGTTGTCGGCGCCCGTCAGGATGTCGCCGGCGATCCGCACGATCATCCCGACCACGCCATCGGGGCAGTCGCTGTAGTCCTTCCCGAAGCGCCAGAGAATCTGATCCGGGTTCGGTACTTTGGCGTCCATCGCACCTTCGTCGTGCGCGCAGGCGTACAGCACCGCGTGCGCGAACTCGTGAATCAGATCGGCCGGGTCTTTCGCCCGGCGCACGTTGGAGTAGGGCTTCATGTCGTTGCCTCCAATTCATCGTGGGGCGGGACCATGGGCAGGCTGCGAATGCGCCGCAACCGCGCCAACTCCTCGCGCCGCAGCTGCTGCCGGAAAGCCAGCGTGCAATCGGGACAGCGGGCCGGCAGGCCACGCCGCGGGACGACCTGTTTCCGCGTCGCGCACGGCGTGCGCGCGTCGACGCCCACGCAGGCGACGCGCTCAGGTATTACGGGCGGCTTGCCTCGTCCGCCCACGGCAGCCCCTCTGTGTCCGGCCTCGCGCGCGGTGTTGCGTGCACGACGCGCGCGTCCAGCGGGCTCTGACTGAACCCGCTCGCCAGTGCTGCTCCCCGTCCGGTGCTCCACCGCCTCGCGCATCATGCCCATGAACCACGCCTGGTCCACCCGATCGAGCCGAAAGCTCGATGGGTTCTGGAGCAGGAACGCGGCAACGTCGGCCTCCTGAAATTCATAGCGGTCATGCTCATGGGGATTCGTCAGATAGCGGCCCTTCAGCCGACCGCTACGCCACCAGGCGACGATCTGCCGGTGGTCCACGCCGAGCGCCTGTTCGAGCTGCCACATCGTCAGGCCGTTCGGCTGGATGCGCCGGCTGATCTGCAGGCGCTTCAAGCGCACGATGATCGCGGTGATCGTGCGCCGCCGCAGTTGCTTGGCCATCCAGTTCGGCGTATGCACACCGGCCCACTCGCGGAGGAACGCATCTTCGGCTTTCGTCCACGGCTGCTCTTTCGTGCGGCAGAGGCCGAGCAGCTGCGCCCGGTGACTGATGACCCACTTCTCCCAGCCCGGAAAGAACCGCTTCGCGATCGCCGTCGCGTTGTGGTTGTAGTGGTCGAGGAGAATCTGATCGCGCTCAGGGGTCCAGACGTACTTGCGGCGGCCGTCCCACAGTTTCTTGCCGCGAACGACCGGCCGGCACTTCGCGCAGTGCTTCGCGCCGACGTGCCCGATGAAATCCTGGCGGCAGTCGGGGTTCTTGCAGATGTGCGTCACCTTCGGATGCTTCTCGCTGGTGACCGTGAGCCGCAGGCTGCCGCAGCGACGACACTGCGCCGGCGCATGGCCGCGGATCCCGAGCGCCGAATTCTCCGACGTCGAGCGCCAGCCGCAGGCACAGGTCCAGACGAACTGGCTCATGACGTGCGCGGCCGCACACCGCTTGGAGGTTCAAAGAGTGGGTTCTGGAGGTGGCGGCGAAACTGCGCGGACTCAATCGCCCTGCGCACGACGCTGCCGTTGTAGGCAAGATGCAGCCGGGCGCAGCGTTCCTTCGTCGCTTCGGCGAGTTCGCTGTCGGGCAGGCCCAAGGGCAGCAGCTCTTTGAGGACCAGCGCAGTAATCACCTCGACGTTGTCGTCCGGAGTCGCATTTTCCATAGCCGAGATCGGTCGCGGCGTCTGCGCCGCAGCACTTTCATGGCGTGCTGTACCCATCAAGTGCTGCGGTGCAGACACCGCCATCCTTCCCTGAAGCTCTTCCTGATCTCCTGATACCTGATCTCTGGTACCTGGTACCTGATCCTGATCTACTGATGTGACCCAAGGGGCTTGGCAAGCCCCTTGGGAAGGGGCTTGGGAAGGGGCTTGGGAAGGGGCTTGGGAAGGGGCTTCAGATTTCCACAGGCCCCCACGGCGACGCGGTAACTGCAATTCCGCGTGATATCGTTCGAAAAAAGGCCCTAAGTGCGGATTCGCCGGCAGTGACTCGTAGAGCTTGACAGCCCCTAATCTTCGCTTGTCAGTCAGCGCAATTGGTGTGCCATTCAGTTGCAATCTGACCCGCGCCATCTCTCGGACCCACACGTATTCCGACGCTAGGTCGTATGACGCAAAGCCCTCTTTCGCCATGAAAGCGATCACTTTTTTGATGGCGTTTCGTGATTTCAACACCGGCAGCGAGCGCAGGATCTTCGTAAACGAGAGCTCGTAGAGGCCGATCATGTTGGCGCTCGGATTGGCCATGAGGAAGGCGCCGAGGATGACGGTGTCCTTCCCGTGCGCCTGGAAGCGGCGGCCCGTCGGCCCGTCCCAGTACGAGGGCAGCAGGATCCCGTAGGCACTTTCAGACATCAGCCCGCTCCGCGATCGATCGCGTCCTCGTCAGCCGCCTTCTCATATCGCCAGTTCCGGACGCAGCCCCCGACATACCCCAAGTTCTTGACGTAGCCACGTTCGAGCGCGAGATCCATGAAGTCCCGGATCTGTTCTTTCGGACACCAGGTGAGCGCGGATACGAGCCAGTGATAATCCAGGCGATGGATCGTTTCGAGATCCTCCTGCTTCGTCCAGCCGAGCTCTGATTTCCAATACCGGACGAGTTCCCAGGCCTCGTCTTCGCGACGCGCCCGCTCGGCCGCAAGGACGGCGTTGTATTCGCGCAGTTGTCGTTCGCGTTCCAGAATCTGGATGGCTTTGTCGTGCGGATCTTCACCCGTGATCTGAACTGCCAAGGGCACATCGGCCTTGCCGTGGTTGCAGTCCCAACAGGAGGTCCGCAGGTTGATGGGATCATCCGTGCCGCCTTCGCACACCGGCACGATGTGATCGACTTCGAGCACCACATCTGGCGATTTCCTCCCGCAGTATTGGCACGTGAAATCGTCACGCTTGAAGACCTCGAATCTCGTTCGAACGCTGATAGCCATCGCCCCACCTCCTGTGTGGGACTCCTGATGCCAATCGGCGGGCAGGCGCGCAGGAGACGCGCTCTTCGGGCTGCAGACCCTAGCCCGCCGATATCGCCTCACTTACTTTTTTGTGCGCCGCACCGGCGTTACCGTCTGATAGAACCGGAAGCCCGGCCACTGCAGCGTGTCGTGATCGGCGGCCGCGCGTTTCTTCAGCGCATCGGCATCGCCGGCGAACATGGTCGACGGGATGATCGGGAGTTCGATCGCGAGCGCCCGCAACTTGGCCGCGATCATGTGCGTCGCAGGGCTCTGGCCGCCCGCCACGGTGAGATCGCCGGCCTCGACCATTTGTGCTATCTCGCGAAAGATGTCGGGCCTGGCGGCCGCCAGCAGCGCGTCTTTCATGTCCGTGATTTCCCCGGCCCAGCCTTCGCGAGTGCCCAGGCCGGCCACCTCCGCGGCGGGCGCCTGCAGGGCCGCTGGGGCTTCGATAGGCACCGGGACGGGTTCGACCGCGCGCGCTTGCTCGATGAGGTCGGCTGCGGCCGCGGGGCGGCCCGCCTGGGCCGCCTTGGCGGCCTCGTCGGCCAGGCGTCGCCGTTCGGCCGCCGCCTCGAGCGCCGCCTTCTGCTCCGCTTCCCGTTGCCGCCGATCCGCCTCGAGCTTGGCCTGGCGATCGGCCTCCTCGAGCTCGCGCTTGCGGGTCGTGTAGCGCCGAGCCGCGATCTCCCCGCCAGTCTTCCAGCCCTGGACGACGCGCCGCCGTACTGCATAGACGCGGTCCAAGTACCCCCGCGGCTTCCGGATCGCCGGCTCGAACACCGCTTCAATCGCCGCTTCCTGTTCCTTCGCGAACAAGGATTGTTCGCCGAGCCAGGCCAGTTCTTTGGCCGTGACGATGGACGCCGCCTGCATCGCTGCGGCGAACTGCTGCGCCGCCGCTTCATACGGCGCCACGGCCGCCTCGAGCATCGCCAGGTACGCGTCGATGTCGGGTGTAATGACGAGTTCGCGAATCGCCGGCGGGCCAGTTGGCTCGGGCGGCAGCACCTCGGCACGCGCCGCCGCCGGCGGCGGTGGCTCGTCGGGCAGATCGAACACCGAGATCGGCGGAACAGGCAGCGGCGGGCCGAGGTCGGGCAAATCGAACAGCGCCGCACCCGGTAGCGGATCCTCCTCGGGTAGTTCGATGGGAGGTTCAATGGGGCGATGTGAATCAGCCATCGGGATCCTCCAGTCCGCCGTCGGCGCGGCGTACGCGCGCTCGAGGACGTCACGAAAATCACGGGCGTCGGTCGCATCGTCGCGAAAGACGTGGACGATGTACCGGCCGTCGGCGGTGAGCTGCACCGCCCAGCGTTCGATGTCGATCGCAATCAGCTGCGGATACTGCTGGTAGAGCGCATCGAGGTAGCCGAGTGTTTGCATCCGTGCCAGCTCCGGAATCCCGGTCTTGAGGTCGAGCAGCACAATCCGCCGCCGGTCGACGCGACAGAGGAAATCGAGCTTCCCGATGTAGGGCCGCCGGCGCCGTGGCGTCAGCCCGAGGTCGCGGGAACAGACGACGCTCTCGCAGAGGATCGGTTCCACCTGGCGACTCGCGCGAAACCATCGCCAGGCGGCAAAGGGCTGCTGCACGTCCTCAGCGACGGACGATTCAACGAGGTCGTGTTCGGCGTCGTAATGGGCCGCCGCATGCACGGCCGTCCCGATCTGCGCCTTCCGCTGCAGGACGTCAGGCGGCACGCCGGCGAACCGATTCGGATAGGCGAGATCGAGCGACTGCGTGACGCTGGGCACGCGCCGGCGATCGAGGTGATGCCGCCGGCCGACCAGGTCATACTCAGCGCCCTCGAGCCACGAGGGATTCGGCATCAGCTGCAGCATCGCGGTAAACTGTCCCGTCATGCTGTCCCACCTGTCGCCACGCCAACTCGACGCCATGATCTGGATCGGACTGGCCTTGATGCTGCTCGCCGCCGTCCTCTACGCATGGAAATCCTGATCGGCGTTCTGGGACTCATCATTTCGATCCTCGGCCTCTTTTCCCGCACCGATCAGCTCCTGCGCGAGATTCGCGACCTGCTGCGCGAGATTCGCGACCACCAGCGTTAATCCGCCTGAATGGTGATGGCCAATTCCTCGCAGAGTTGTTCGACGGTCCAGCCCGCCTGCACGGCATCGGTGACGACGTCATCGAAGGCGCCCGACTCGACGCCGAGCTCACACGTGAGGCCGTATTCGATGACGGCGAGCGCGTCATAGAGCCCACGCCCGGCCGAGAGCAGGTCGTGCACGCGCCGCGCGGCGTCCGCCGTCAGTGTCGTTTTCATGATTCGAGCGCGGTGAGTTTCCGCCGGCCCTGCGTGTCGGCCGGGTCCGCGGTGATCGTGCGCAACTGCCCCTTCGCCGCCACGAGCTGTGCGCCGAGCGCGGCATCGCGGGTCCAGACGCGCAGGCCGCCCTGCGTGAACGCGGCCCACCCAGTGCCTACCGGCGCGACATCCACGATGCGATCGATCACCGTGCCGGTCGCCGGCGGCGGCGGCTGGGATTGTTGTGATGATGATGATGATGATGATGATGACGTCGCGACCGAGGCGCGTTGTGGCATCTCGATGACCTCGCCCGTCTCCTCGTCGATGCTGTCCCCCTCGAGCACCGCGGTGGCCTCGGCCTGCGGATCGGCGAGCAGCGCCAGATCCTGCGGCAACCCGGCCTCGGCGGCATCGTCCAGGCCAGCGGCTCGCTGGATCTCGACCGACATCGGCGCCAGCTTCAGCAGTTGCTTCAGGCTGGTCTTCTTCCACATCCACGCTTCATCGGTGAACCAGGGCGAATCCCGCTTGCCAAACTTGATGCCGGCCTGATAGGCCTGCGAGCGGTCCCGAATGGCGTAGACCTGGCGGCGATTCATGACGTTGAGGTCATAGCCGCCGTCTTTCAAGCGATAGAACGAATAGGCGTAGACCAGCGCGCCTGGATCCCCGTCGCCCTCGAACGGCACGTGGTCGACGCTGGGCGACAGGCCGCGAATCTGCTTGAACGCATCCCGCTCGTACACGGCATCGGCACCGATCGTCGACACCTCACCGGAGCGCCGCGCCAACGTGATCAGGCCCCGGTAGCCGATCTGGAATTGCGCCTCGAGGACGTTCTTTTTCTTGTTGTCGTACGGAATCAGATACGCCTGGCCGAGGAACCCATCGGGCACGAGGCCGAGCTGGGCGCACTGCAGGACGGCCCCGAGAAACGAGATGCTCGAGCACTGCGCCAGCTTCGGATTCCGCTGCACCGCCGTCAGCACCACGCGCATGAAATACGCCGGTGTGATGTGCCGCGGCAGGGCGGCGAGGATTTCGGCCTGCTTGTCCTGCAACAAATGGCGCACCGTGTAGGGCTTCGCGGGGGCCGGCTCTGTTTTGGCGGGCACGGGGGCGGTAGGTGTCATTGCCGATCACTCCTCAGGTAAATCGAAGGCGTAGAGATCAACACCCACGACTTGGGTGCGAGTCCTGGCGCCAACTTTGCTAGAGAGCGCTTCCGCCGTCCGTTTCCACTGATCCCTTTCCAGCCGCGCCACGTGTGAAGCCAAACGTTCTTGCTCCAGTTCGGCGGCGAGAAACGCCTGCAGTGATGGATCGCGCTTCACATATTCCGACCACACAACTCGATCGGCGATTCCGTCTGCGGGCTTCGTTTGTGCCTGATTCCACCAGTCAGCGAAACGCTGCCGATATGCCTCAATGGACAGCGTCTCAGCCTTCAGTAATCCCGCGTTTGGTTCAGAGAAAAAGACAGTCAGTTCTACGCTTTCCAGTCCTTCACACTGGCGTACAAGCCAGACGGTCGTGCGCGGTTGCCTGGCGAGATCGGACAGCGCCCACCATTGCCCGTTCGAACACTCCTCACGGGGACGTTTGAATTCTTGGAACAGAAATCGCCGCGATAGTCCGTCATGAGTGAGCGCACGGACCACTAGCCGATCGATGTCCGTAAAGGAGCTGCCGCGATGCCCGATGCCGGCGAGGACGCTATCAAACCAATTCGAAATCGGATCCAGATCGTAGTTACACTCCGGACAATGGCTGCCTCGCAATTGCGTCACGGCTTCACCCACACCACGCCAAACGGTTCAAACTCCCGCTGAAATGCTGCGATGTCCGTGCCGAGATAGAGCACCGCCTGGCCCTGTAACGGCGCGGCGGTGTCCTTCTTCGGATGCCAGAAGCGAATGCGACCCTGCGGGAAGCACACGGCCGAGGCCACTTCCGCTAAGGCGCGGAACCAGACTGTTTCTGTCGCGTTGTTGACGAGCGCCAGCGCCGCGGGCACATCGCCCGTTTGCACACTAGCCGAGAGCTTTTCTGCGAATTGTTCGATCAGCGGTTGCACGTACGGCGGGTTCATCCAGACGCGACCGGTCCAGACTTTCGTGAGCCCGTCATCTCTCGCGCTATAGAACCGTGTTGCCTTGATAATGCGATTCGCCTCGGCCGTCGATGCGGGATCGAGATCGATCGCACCGAGCACGCGGCGAGCGGCCTCGATGTAGTCGCCAGGCGTGAACCATTCCGTCTCGCCGGCGTTCTGGCCAACATGTGCAATGGATTCGAATTCGAGGATCTTCGAATACTTCGCCATCGCCGCCGCATATGCCGCTTCAAACTGCTCCGGCTCACCGAGCTTCTGCCGCCAGCGGGAGATTTCCATAAGACTCGTGCCTAATTGCCGCGCAATCTCTTCAGCCGTTCCTGAAAAAGAGATAACCGACCCGTTATCTCTTTTTGCCACGACCGCGCCTCCCATGATTGGTCCCCGGCCCCTGCGTATCCCACCAGGCCACGAATTCCGCTTGTGCCTCGAGTTTGGCGCGAATGGCTTTCTCGAGGCCGGTCGCATCCTTTGCACGGGCATAATGCTTTTCGATGCCTTCGAGCACGGCGATCGTCTTGACGCCCTTCTGCGGGTTGTACTTCGAGAGATCGCCTCGGGGCTGACGCATCGGATGTTGAGCGGGTTTTCTCACTGGAGCGGTTACCAACAAATCAACCGGTACCGTCCGTCGTGCTTCTGCCGGATAAACCGATGCCCCGTGCGCAGCCCACACCAGATCTGCCCGAGCCGCCGCGCCACACGCGCCCACCAGCCGAACGCCTGGCACGGCAGATAGGCACGGGCATGGGTCGCACTCCTCAGCACACGCGACTCCTGGCGTCAGACGGTGGAATGATCGAGACGGTCGCCGCAGACCGAACACGGCAGCGTGGCGTAATGGCTCTCGGCGAACACCGGGCTGTGGCGCGGTGTCGGTTGCGTCGGCGCACAGGCTCGGCAATACAGCGCGCCGCCGTGCACCTGGCCCTTTTCGTACCAGCCGACCTGCACGGCCGGCGCGATCGGTTCGGCGAAGCCGAGGCCCATCACCTCGCCGACGCGTTGCGTCCACCGGTCCTCGGCCGCGGCATCGGCATCCTCGCGCCGGCGCCGGCGGATGGCGGCGCGTTGGCGATCACTGAGCGTCATCGGCGCCCTCGTGCGGATGCCTGCGCTCGGCCGGCGATATCGCGGCGCTGCGCCTCGAGGTGATCGTCAATCACACCCAGCCGCACCAACGTCGATGTGCCGCGTTTGATAATCGGAAGATCGTGCCGCTTGACGTAGCAGTACGCCGCGTTCGCTGGGTCGGGACTGTCGGACGCGGTATAGCGCAGATACTCGGCCAACTCCTTCATCGTCAGCAGGCGCGATCGTCGCTCGGCCTCGGCCCGCGCGATCGCCGGGTCGACAGGCGGCGTAGACCTGGCGGGTGCCGGCACGCTGCGGGGCCTCGTCGTGCGCAGCGGAGCCACGGCGACGGGAAAGCGGACGCGCGGTTTCATGGCGTGGCCTCATGATGGGTGACCGCGAGCAATTCTTCGGGCTCGAGATTGAGCGCCCGCGCCAGGCGCACGATGCTCGCGTACGAGGCGCTCGGCCGGATGCCGCGTTCAAGGCGCGAAATGATCGTGGCGTGCACTCCAGACTTGCGAGCTAATTGTTCTTGCGTGAGGCCGGCGATTTTTCGATATTTCTTGAGTTCCATTGCCTGTGTCTCGTTCGGTACGGACAATAATATTGTTCTATTGCGCTTTGTCAAGTCTTGCGCTACCGTGCTTGTGTGCGGCCTGATCAGAACTTCTTGACACCAGCGACGCGCGTTGACCCAGTCCTAGAACCTTTCGATAGTGAGGACGTGCCGAAAGACAAGGCGCGTAAAGCCCTCCTCGCCCAAGGCAAAAAGATTCAAACCGCGCGGCAGGCCAAAGGCTGGACGCGGACCCACCTCGCCAAACGGGCCAAGGTCACGATCGCGACCATCCGTGGCTGCGAGACGGGCCGCTCTGTCACGCAGATCGAAAAACTCAAGGCGATCGTCGAGGCGCTCGGCCATAGCGTGAAATGGTTGGAGGCCGACGAGAGTGGCGATCCGCGGGTGCGGAATTGGTGGGACGAGGATTACGTGATCGGCGCGTGGTACCACAACGCGCCGAGGCCACTCAAGAATCGTATCTGGGCGTTACAGGAGATCCCTATGGCCGCTGCCGCCATCCTTGATCCGCAATTTCTCGCATTGCTGGAAACGTGGCCCACGTTGACGACTGCACAAAAGAATTTCATCCTCAACAGCCTTGAGTACACGAGGCTTCATCCGCCGCCGGATTCCTTGTCAATAGCTACTGACTCGGAGAAACTCAGCGATGGATCCACACCGCCTCATCGACTTCATCCGCCTAGTCGTGGTTCTAAACGATGATGCCTTTACATATCTCGAACGGCAGGCCGAGGCGCTCAACGCCATGGGGCATGTGGTTCCACCCGCGGACCGTGAGAGGACACTTGCACTCGTGTTGAAGGCCTTCTGGGCAGTCGGACGCAAGATCGCGATGCTCCCCGCACCGCCGCGCCCCGCACCGTCGGATCCCGCGCGCGCGCTGAAGCTGGTCGCGGGAAGTCGGGTGCCGCCGCCGACGGATCCACCGCCGGTGGATGCGTGGATTGAACGGGAGATGGCGTTTCTCGACGCATGCACGAAGCTGACACGTCATCAGCCTCGGTAATCCCCACCCGTTTCCGTCATCTCACTTCCGCCGGAGGATTCCGACCCCCATGGGCGTCTACACACGACCGAACTCCCCGTATCTCTGTATCAAGTTGCCTGGTCGGAAGGGTGCCCGCTGGACGACTGATATCCCGAAGGACGGCGGCACGCCGAAACAGACGGCCGAGAATTGGAAGCTGGCGCAATCGATTTACAACGTCCGCATCGGCGACAACGAGCGGGTGCAATATGACCTGCCGCCGCGCGAACGCCCCACAGCACGCACGTTCAAACAGCAACGCGACTGGTACGCCGAGCATCACACCAGCAAGCACCGCGGGGCACTATCGGAAACGCGCAAGCTTGAGCGGCTGGGCACGTTCTTCGACAGCTATGCACTCGAAGCGATCACACCGCGGCTCTGGACGGAATACGAAACGGAGCGGATGACGACGGACAAGGTGGCGCGGAACACCGTCGGCCGCGAGCTCGCGATCATGAAGTGCGTCCTCAACAGCGCCGTTGGCGAATACATCGAGTTCCATCGACTCGGCCAGGTCAAGCGCACCACCACGAAGCTAGCCGCCAAGCGCACGATCACCGCCGAGGAGGAGGAATCATTCCTCGCGGCCCTGCGGCGCATCGATCCGGAATTGGCGGATATGTATCTGGTCGGCGTTGGCACGCTGCTGCGGCAAGAGGCACTGGTGTACCTGCAGCGTAGTGAGTATCGCGGGGACCGCCTGGCGCTGCAGACGAAGACCGGCCCGCATCAACTCCTGCTGACCGGACCGACCGCACTGCAGCGTCGCGCACACGAGGTGCTTAAGCGGCGATTGCCCACCAAACCAGACGGCTTTTTCTTCCCGCGCTGGAAGGCGACGTTTCTTCCCTATGACGACCCGGGCCATCCCGGCGTGCTATTGCGGAAGAAAGTGCAACGGGCCGCGAAGGCCGCCGGGTTGCCATGGGGACTCAAGAACGGCGGCATCGTGTGGCACACGGCGACGCGCGCCAGCGGCGCGACGCGCATGATTCGCGAATACGGGATCGATGTGCGGACGGTGCAACTGATTGGCGGCTGGAAATCCCTCGATCAGATGGCCGAGTACTTGGGCCTGGCACTGGACCTCGCGAACGTGGCCGGGAAGAGACCCGCGTGACACCAGGCAGGGTTGACACCCCTGGGGTGTCAACCTTAGACTATTCCTGAATGCCATACATCGACAAACGCCAGCAAAACGCCGCTAAAACGCGCTCCCGCGCCAAGCAGATGGCCGAGGGCCGATGCATCCGCTGCGGCGACAGCAATGATCGCCCGACCGTGAATCGCCGGCTCTGTACGGCATGCGGCAGGAAGGACGCGCGGGAGAAGCACGCCGCCCGTGCACTCCAGACGCAGCAGCTCGCCGCCGCGATGCAGCTCTTTGCCAACCTCCAGAAAAGACGGAAGGGCGGAAAGTAATGTGCAACATGTGTGCAACATCCACCCCTGTTTCTGCCTTGCGCTGAGGGGCGCTAAAAGCGAAAGCCAGCGAATTGCTTCGGAAAAGTGGCGTCCCCAAAGGGATTCGAACCCTTGTTTCAGCCTTGAAAGGGTAGAAGTGGATCGCCGAATCGGCAATGAATACAAGCCGAAAATCACTTTCGCCTAGGGTTCTGTGCAACATGTGTGCAACCGGCGGTGTGTATTCTTCCCTGGCTGGATGGGCCGCGCAGTGATGAACGATTCTCAAGATGCCAATCAAGAACATGATGAGACGGCATCCATGCTCACAGCCGCGCAGCGTGATCTCCTCAGGCGCTATGCCGCGTTGAGCGCGGAGCAGCAAGCCCTCGTCGATGAGTTGATCCGCCATCTCGCTGATGTGATTCCGGACGAGGCCAAGTAATTTTGGAATCACGCCATTTAGGCCACGCACATATGGATGACGTCGCGATCACACAACGGTTGGCCGTTGAACTGTCGTGGAAAGCACACGAACCGATGGAATGTGTGCTGCAGCCGCTCACCGTGCTGCAGCTCGTTGGCGCGCTCCAACTCGCGCAGCGCCATCCTCATTTTGCGGACCAAGAGACGGTCGCGGCCACCACCGAGCGGTTCATCGCTGCGGCGCGGGAGTACTTCTCGAATTGCCCCGCGGTGCTCGACGTCATCCGACGTGGCGACGATCCGGCGTGCGATGTCGTGAACGAAGGCCGTTCGCGATGACGATGTGGCATCTGCTGACGGACGCGGAACGCGACACCCTGGTCGAGCGCGCGATCGCCGGCGTGGCCGAGTGCCATGTGCCGATGCACCTGCGCGACGGGCTCGTGCGGTACTTCAGCGATGGCATCCTGCCGGGCAGCTTCCTGCAGGCGGTGCTCTGCAACGATTTGGCGCAGGCCATTCTGCGCGCGGCGCCGAATGGGCTCTCGGCCTTGCCGCCGCTGATTCTGTTTCTCCAACACTACGCACCGGCCAGCGCGTGGGGCTCGCGGGACCTCGTCCTGGCGTGGACCACGACGCCGGATCGATTGGAAATCCCATGAAGACAGCACCCGTTGTGCGGTGTCCGCATTGCGGCGCGAACCTCGCCGACGCCTTCAAGGCCGCGCGCCGACGGGAGGCCCAGCGGGCTGGATCACGTGGCGGGCCGGCTCGCGCGAAGGCCTTATCCGCGAAACGACGCAGCCAGATCGCGGCGATGGGCGGACGTGCCAAAGCGGCGAAAGGCCGATGACTGATGGCTGACTTGTGGCTCGTGCAGTATCTCTGCCCGCAGCGGCACGCGCTCTGCGCGGCGCCGTATGAGCGGCCCGCCGACACGGCCGAGATCGAAGGGCGGCTGCTCGCGGACATGTACCGGCTCGGCCTGAACCCGTGGTGTGGTCTCTGCGGCAGCCGCGACCTGCGGTTCGAGCATCGACGATTGGCTTTCACCGACTGGGACGACGCGATGGCCGCACTCCGTCAGTGCCAGGCCGATCAGCTGCTCACGCGGCAGATGATCGAACACAGTCGGACGAAGAACTAATGCTGCGCGCGCTGATGGCCGACCACGCGAAGGCGTATGACTTCCGCGCGCGCGGCCCGTTCGAAGGGCAGTACGGCGCTTTTCTCCTCGAGTCGCCCGAGGCGGGCTGGCGGCTCGCGCTCATCTGCGAC